ATGGGCTCGGGTTTCTTCAGGTATCGCACAATGTAACTCACAACGGGATACTTACTGACCAGTTCCGAGTAATGGTACTGCTCAGTACCCGTTCCGAACTCACCGGCTTCACCATAGGAAAGGCGAAGGACGCGACTCTTGTTCGGACCCTTGAAAGGATTGCGGGAGGTCCGCCAGAACTCGTCCTGCGTAACAGGAACGACATCGGCAGTCATCTCACCGCAACCGTCTACAGAGACCTTGCATAGTTCGAGGGTGCGGAAGAGGATATCTTCCGGCAACTCAAATACTTGCGAATCGTCGATGATATGCTGGGCAGTGCCTGAGACCTCCGAACAGTTGCTCTGGGAAACGAGGGAGTTGAGATACGCAGTTATCTCCTCCGTCTCCTCGAACGACTTCCCCAGAGTCCCGTTGTACAGACGGATGACGACATTCTGCTCCGCACGGGTAAGGAAAACGGATTTCTCATACTCGTTCAGACCGGGAGCCTTGTCGCTCATTATGTTATTGTACAACAGGTCGAACTCCAGCGACCACTCTTGGCATGTTTTCATCGTGCGCGGTTCTTGTCTACTTCACTTTCAAGGATGAACTTAATATCCTGATGCGCAGGGGAATTCAAATACCGGGCGGCGATAGCAAGGGTGGGATTCTCACCGTTCTCGCAGAGCGGAGAGCCGTCGGAAGCGAGATAGTAGTAATCCCCACGCTTGCTTATCTTACCCAGTTCGGTAGCCCTTCTGATAATGACCTTCGTATGGAGGGTCGGGTCGGTGGCGTTGGCAAGGAAGAGTTTCGGGTTGGCCTGAATAAGTGTATTGATTCTCGTCTTCAGGAACTCCGCCTTGGAGTTGGCGGCATAAGGACGGGAATCCAGAAGCTCGCACAGGACACGCATCGTGTCAAGATCGTTCTCCATCTTGCCGAACTCGCGGTAGGAAGCCATGGTAGCATCCATGCGGGCGGTCTCGATGGAAGTCTCTTCGCTCTCGCGGACTATCTCGTAGAGATAAGTGGCCTTCGGTCTGTCAAGTCTCTCCTGAACGGAAGGCGCCACCAAATCCGTATTGGCAAGCAGCACCTTGTACCGGATATAATCCTCCGGGTCAGAGAGGTCCAGATGAAGACCGTCCTTCGCGACGATGCGGACCTTATAGTCATCCCAGTAATTGTCTTCCTTCTTGTACACCGAAAGGGCATTGTAGTCAAGGCCCAGAGCCTCTTCCAGAAAATCCTTTTCATCGTTCGTCAGGACGTTCTTGTATGCACCCGTAGAACGGAGCATCGGAACACACAGGACATCAACTGCACCATCGGCGCGACCGCCTTCCATGACGTGTCCCTTGGTGGTGCTACCATAACCGTTCTCGTGCGGAACGAACCTCACGAACACTTTTTCATTTCTCAAAGGATTGACCTTGACTTCTCCCATGTCAGCAGTCTTCTTTCTTGTTTCAGCTTTCTTTTCCATATTTAACTTCTCCATTTATTAACTGACCTTAGCCCTGAAGGATGGCAGGGATAAGGGAAACACAACGAGTCGGATCGTAGATGATGATGCCCTGGGTGGCCTTGTAGTGAACAACGGCGGCATCCTCATCGAAGGAAGCGAAGTTGTTGTTAGCCTGACTGGTGAACGGATTGTAGAACGGGCCCCACTGATAGCCGCGGAACTCGGACTGACCCTTCACCACACACTTCTGCACGTTCGGCTGCTCCTCATCGGCGGCATAGAAGATGTCGAAGCGATAGGATTCAGCAGTACCACCGGCAGGGTGCATAATCTTGTTGGTCTGGACATCATCCTTGGACGGATCGACCATCAGGGTAACTTCGACACCGTTCGCGGCAACCCACTTCGTGACCTGAAGGTCGGAGATGGTAACGCCGTTCTTAGCGAAGTCGGTGTTCGGGCCCTTGGTCACATACGGCACATTGGAAGTACCGCCGTAGAGAGGAATCCAGCCGGACATCTCCTTCTTCGCAGCACGGGAGAACAGGATAGCACCACGTTCACCGGTACGGAGGACGAACTTACGCTTGCTGAAATCAATCTTACCTGCGGACAGACCATAGAGGGCGTCTTCGATAAGGGCGAGAGAGAACTTGGTGTAGTACTGCTGGTTACCCTTCGCCTGCTGCTCACGGAAACCGGAGCCCTGACGATTGGCAAGACCGGACAGACCGAAGTTGGAATACTCGCCGTTGTCCATACGGGTGGAAACACCACGGTCGAGGGCATTGGCCTTCTTCTCGCTCCACTCCTCCTCAATCTTCCAGGTCACGGCGAGCATCCACCGGGTAGCCATGGAAGTCTGGAGCTTACCGTTCACCTCACGGGAGACGGGAATATTGGCAGCGAGACGCTTGCCGATTTCCTTACCGCCGATCTTGTGCTGCATACGGAGATGCTGCCAATCGCCACGCATGGAGATAGGGCTGGAGAAATGAACGTCACCGACCTTACGGGAGAAGTTGGACTCGATAGGGTCATAACCGACGCTGAAGCGCTTTCCCGCCATCAGTTCCTCACGAGGGATACCACCGGCAAGCTGAGCGCCGAACGGCTCAACATAGTACACGGTATTCGTACCCTCGGCGCGACCAGCCTCCTTCACGATGATAGGATAGGTCTCGTTGCGCTCACCCCAGATGACGTCGCCGATAGCGAACCAATCGGTAGGGAAGACGAGGTAGAAGGGCTCGAAGCCGATACCGACATTCGCTCCTTCAGCAGAGGTGATAGGAGTACCATCGCAAGTACGGGCCTCGACGAGAGGGATGTTGCGACGGGAAGAAGTGACGATATCCCAGAAGAGCTCGGAGTCATCTTCGTACTCGCGGACAGGGACCTCACGGGAGAGGTAGGTATCCAGAGTCGGCATGTGCATCGTCGCCATCAGGACAGTCATGACATCGCTGGCCATCTGCGGATTGGTACGGAACAGACCATAGAGATGGTTCTCGTTGGTGACAGTTCCGCGCCAGGCAGTTACGCCAACCATTTGATTGTTGTTAATGCG